GCTTGGCATAACCACTTAGGAAGTCGGTACCGCTGCCCCTGCCGTTCTCATCTAAAACCTGCGTAACGGCAAGCCCCACCAGCCCAGGCGCCCACGCACGCTCGCGCGTATCGCTATCAGGCAGCTTGTCTAAGGCGGAAAGCGCAGAGGCTAGCCAACCGGGCATGTCCAGCGCTTGCGAGCTGTCACGCATGTACTGGCGAAGCGTAACGGCATCGTCATAGCTCATACTGGCATCAAAGGCTGCATAGGCGTCTTTGAAGCGAGATAGAAGCGCCTGCCCTTCGGTGTCGTTACCACTGGCAGCAAGCGCCTGCCATTCGCCACCGGTAAGCACTAACGTCTGTCCCGCCTGGGTGATCGTATCCCCTTCGCGGTAAACGATCGGCTGTGTCTCTGACGCCTCCAATAGCGCCCAGTCGACCCGGCTGCCGGGTAGGCGGCGAATCATCTTAGCCACCTCGGGAATGCTTGCCGGGTTCTTTACGCGGTCTACATCACGGAACTTCTCGGGATCCTTGGGCACGAACTCACCCAGAATGAAGCGCTTCCCTTCGCCCTTGAAATACTGCCCCTCAACAAAGTCGCTCCACATGACGTTGGCGGAGGAAAGCGTGTCTGGCGATTGCTCCTGCAGTTCGGCTATCTTCTCGGCAGCCTCACGGCCGTATTTGCGGAAAAAGATAATGTCGGTGATCGTGTCGGCATCAGCAGCACCAAAGACGCTATTGGGAAGTCTGAAGGCGCCTAGAAACTCCCCTTTGATGCTTGCCCGCTGTCGCAACTTAACCTCAGCCCCACCTCTCCCCGACACGCAGCGCGGCGGCACCAGGAAGGCTGCTAAGCCGCCTGGCTTCAGCTTATCCAGCGACCTCAGGATAAAGTAGGCTTCCAGGGTCTCTTTCTGATACTTGGGATCTAGGTTCTGATTGCCACCGCGATCAGCAACGGTGCCAAACGGTACGTTGGTAACGACAGCATCATAGCTTTCGTCTGGCGTCGCGGCGGCCACCGCCTCAAAGGCGCCAATGGTTGTCGTGTAGCCGGGGCCTGAATTGACCAGGTCGTTAATGCTGCCAGACGTTTCATCGAGCTCCACCGCATCAACGGCCGCATTGCGTGGCGCGGCCGCACCAAAGACACCGGTACCGCTAGCAGGATCCAGCACTTTGCCGCCGCTAAAGCCCATTGTGCCCAAGGCGTCCCAGATACCCTCAGCGATCGGCGTGGGGGTGTAATACTCGTAGGCAGAACCTTTCTTGCCATCCGCGCCCACCAGCGCGCCACCGTTACCCGAATAGCCAGCCAGCACGGCCCGGTCGTCGTCGGTCAGCTCATCACGCGAGAGCTCGCCAGACTGCACCCTGCTAAGCAGCTCAATAGCGGCGTCGTTGGCTTTTTGGCGCTGTCCTTTGGTGCGCTTCTCATCATGACTATAAAGCCCGACCGTGGCCCGACGCGGCGCCTCGACAGGCTCGGGCGCATCGCGCCCATGCTTCATTGCCTTAGCAGGGTCAGCAGCCAATGAGGTGGCCTTTAGCTCTGCGCGCACTTCGTTGGCCCGCTTAACCAGCTTCAGCCTTTCGGCCATGCCAGAGAAACCTTTTGGCAGTGCAATCAGGTCTTTTCTGACCCGGCCAAGCTCGGAGACCAGTCGCAGCCTTGCCATCATCGCGTGAGCGCCGCCACCGGAAGAGGCATCGTCAAAAATCTTCATTCCCTACTCCTTGGTTAAAGTTCTTCAGTGGCGCTCAGCATGGCCCGCTCGTAAGCGGCCCCCGCTTGCTCAATCATCTCTTCCGTTTCGGCGTCTCCGGCCTGGCGTTCCATAATCGCCAGTATCTGGTCGGCAAGGTCAGGGGAGTGAATGTCGGGTACGGTGCCGTCAATGACGGACTGCAAGAACTCTCTGTCTTGGCGGCGCATGGTTTCCTCTTGGCTTTCGGGCGCTTCAGGCGCGTCATTAGTCGCGGCACTCTGCGCGGCATCAGGATCATTCCCGATCGCCTCAGGGCCCACGGGTGCTCTCTTGTCGAACAGCGGGCTAAAGCGCTCCCAGTCATCGACCGACTTCCACACGGCATTGCGGTTGGTGATAGCGGGCTTGTCCCACGGCTTTTTCATTTGCTCGTTCAGCCATGCCAGCAGGACGCCACCTAACACAGGGTCACGCTTGGCGCGGGTTTTGATCTTGTTGGTGATTGAGCTGACAAACAGCGAGCGCTCCATGCCCGGCATCGTCCCGGCATCGATCCCCTTGATGGTGCCTAGCGAGTTTGTAAAGTCGCGGGTAGTGCTTAGGAATTCATCGCTTTCAATGAGGCTGCGCGCAGCCTCAAGGGCGTCACCTTGCTCGACAGGCTCCCCCTCTCCTGCTGGCTCTTCGCTATCCGTGGTGGGCTCGGGCTCTTCACTGGCGGTAGCAGGCACGCCAGCGCTTGCGGTTGGCAACCAGGCGTTCAACTCGTCAACGGTCATTTCCTGCACGCTGCCCATGTTCCAGCCAGCGGGATAGTTAGAGAGATAGCCTTGCTCAGCGGACTCCTTTGACTCAAAGCCCAGCATTACCTTGTGCTCGTCAAATTCGCCGTCCTTGCCGACTTGGTTAATAACGAATACGCGCTCGCTTTCCAAATCGGGGCCAATGAACACGTCGACTTCATCACCATCGGCGCCCTTGGTGCCCTTGATGTAGCCATAGTCATGAGCGATCGACACCGACCACTGCTCACCCTCTTGTGTAGTGCTAGAGCGTTCGCTGCCTTTAGGGTTTTCAATGGCAATATCCAGCCCTAAGAGGGAAATATCGCCTTTGGCATACTCGCCGGATTCCTTTTCTTCGTCGGTAGGCTCGGTATCGGTGGATTGCCGCGCTTGCTCAATCTCCTCTTCGGTAGGCGCTGGCGGCTCGGAGGAGGCGCCAAACATATCTAGCGACTCAATGGCGTAGCTGCCTTCGCCGTACTCCTTATCCAGCTCCAGATTGGCCGCTGCGATAATCTGCTCAAGCGTGGCTTTCTGGCTCTCGCCAAACATATCGACGGTCTGCCCGCGCTCGGCCTCTTTGCGCACGAACTCGGCCATTGCGCGGAAAGCGACGCCTAAGCGCTTACCGCTGCGGTTGTTCTGATTGATAAACATCGCCATGGCAGCAGTTGCCGGCGGAATATCGCCGAACAGGCCAAGCTGACTAATCACCTCTTCCACACTGGCGCCGTTCGCCTTCGCCTGACGCACAAGGTTGGTGGCCTCAATGATGGCTTGAATGGCCTGCTCGTTTAGCGAGGTCTCAACGCTGTCCACGATCTGGCTAGTTAAGGCATCAGTGCCCGCCTGATCGGCGGCTTGCGCGCGGATGAATTCAGGTGCGCTGACGTTGAGTGCGCTGATAACGTTGGCCACCTCCGGCTTGCTGGCGTCCGCCGTTAGCTCCAGGAGGCGATCATCGTTGTAGGCTTTAGAAAAGATGGCTGCCTGTACGCGGGCAATGAGCGCCCCCGTAGGGTTTCCGTCAGTCGTCATGTACTGGGCAGCTTCAGTGTCACCCAGCGACTGTAGAAAGCCGTTGATGAAGTCACGATTGGCAGCTGATAGCAGGTTGCCATCGTCGGCAAGCTTGGAAATGAGCGCTTCATCCAAGCGATCGGCATCGGCCCGGGCCTTCTCGGTTCCGGTCATGCTCAATTTGTCGTCCTGGTTGGCCTCTACGGCAAACTCACGGCGGTCAATCTGCGACGTACGCACGCGCACAAGCACCGGCGCCGTCATGGCCTTGATGCGTCCCGTATCGAGGTTGTAGTGGTGCGCCTCTTCCTCTAGCCACTCACGGTACTCGTCGGCGCTTCCGCTGCGATAGGCTTCCTGTATCGCCATTGTGCGACCGTTGCCCGACTCGACTACACGATCCGGCCCCACGATGGGCGCTCCAGTGTCAGCACGGCGTGTGCGTCCAAGACTGTCGGGGTCAAGTTGCCTAGCCGTTTTCTTCACCCAGGCAATAGATGCGTCACGCCCACGATCCCGTGGCTGCAATTCTTCCGGAAAGGCGGGGTTGGGGTCGCCATTAATGTCATGAGAAGCGATTAGCTCGCTCGCTTCTACGACGGTAAAGCCTGTCTGCACCTCAGTGCCTTTAGCGGTCTTAACAATGTTTTCCGCACCTTCGGGGGCAAGCTCGCCATCTTCATTGACCCCGATTAGCGTCTCGCTAGGCGTGAGCTCACCGGGCTCGGGCTCATCGGGTACGACTTCCGGCTCGGGGGGCTGCTCTTCGCTTACGGGGGTAACCTGGCTAAGTGGTTTAGGGTCGAAATACAGATCCAGCTCAACGCCAGCGCCGGTTAGCTCGTCTACGCCAATGTAGCCAAGCTCGGGCTCGCCTGTTCCGGCATTCGCCAGCCCAAACGCTTGCTCGGTACCGTTGCCCTTGGCATCTTTTTCAGTGATGTACCAATCGCCACCACCACGGAAGTAGTGCAGATAGGCAGTGGAATCATCGCCTTTACCATCTTGCTCGTAGGTTTCGGCCATGCCGTCGATGATGCTGGCCAGCACCTTGGCGCGGTCGATGTAGGCGGCGGACTCTTCGCCGTTGCGAATAACGTCCGCCATGGCGCGATACTGCTGACGCGAAAGCCACGGACGCAGATCGTCTAAGAGGCTTAACCCCTCCTTGGCGGTTATCGGCTTGGGCGCGTTCAGGGCTGCATCTTCGGTTTCGATATTGGCTATTTCAATCTGCTTGGTCAGGCTGTCTAGCTCGGTCTCAAGCTCGCCAATCTCACCCTTTAGGCCGTCGATGTACTCAAGCCGCTCGGCACGCTTTTGGTTCATGCGCGCGAACGTTTTAGAGTTCTTTTCAGCCAGCCCCATGATGCGGCGCGCTACCTGCCGGATGGGTACGTCGCTGCCACGCTCGGGTGCCACGACGATGGTGATATCTTTCTTATTCAGCAGCCATTTCCAGCTAATGAGCTCATCGCTGGGCTTGAGTGCCTTCGCNGTGCCTGCATCGGGGTTGTGGAACATGATGGTGACGGTTTGGCCGTCGCTTAGCTCAAANATGGCCGCAACGTTAATCACGCCTTGCCGCTTAAAGGGGCTGGATACCTGCGAGGCCGCAACGCTGACGCTCTTNCCAGAGGCGTTCATGATGCGCTCAATGGTCGTAATCTTGCGGCTCAGCATGGACCCGGTCGACACCAGGGCGTCTANCTCATAAACGGCGTCAGCGTCTTCCAGGATGTCGTCTAGCGTCACGCTGTCAAAGATCAAGCCATCNTCAGANTCGGAGCGGCGAATACGGTAAAGCAGTTGATCNAGCGAGATNCCCAAAGGCACACCGCTTTGGTCGTTCCANAGAACGGGAGGTGATGAAGCTGTCATCGCATAACCCCTATGGTTGGCAGGAAGGCGCGTTGCGCGCATAGGGGTCATGCTATGGGAGAGATAAGGCGTTAATGCGCCTGCTTTTCCTGGTGGTTACCCGCCTGCAAAGACATCGGGGGAGCCCGCCGCGACAGCAGACCCACAGTCCACGGCATCGCCCACACGACCCAAGGGCTGCCCATTGACGTTAACGCTGCCTGAGCCGCTAGCAAGCGCGCCTGCATGGCAAACCGGTGTTGGGTTGCAGTGCGTCTCCCAGCCATCGCCAACGCGGTGGGCTGGGATGCCATTAATCATGACATTGCCGCTACCACTGGTGCTGTTGCGCGGCGGAAAGCCACCGTGCCCTGTACAGCTATCCCCTAATCTAGTCACGGCGGGCATCGACTTCACTCCTTAGCCGGTCTTTTCCGGCTGTCCAGTCTTGGTGAATTTCAATAAGGTAAGAGTTATAGGCTTGGGTGCCATCGGCCAGGCTGGCTATTACGTCCAGTCGAAAGGCGCGCGTTTGCTCACGGCTGGGACGAAAATCAACCAGCTCCTCAGCGCTCTCCGGAAGGCTCTCCCAGTCAGGCGCGCGAACAATCTGGCCATCCTGCAGGTAGTCGATAAATTCAATGGGGAAAAGCCCGGCTAGGCTTGGCGATCGAATAGTGAGCTCGCTTGGCCCGCCTTCGACAACCAGTACGTCCTGCTCAGGTGTAATGCTACCTTCATAGCCGGTCACCGCGATAGGTGCAGGCGCGCCCGTTAAAGGGTCGACGCCCTCCACCTGAACGCTAATCGCGGTAGAAACAGGCCCCGCCGTCTCGGGCAGGCTAAACAACACCTCTGGCGATGGTGACCATGTAGCGGTTGGCATAAGGGCTAGGCGGCCGCTTCAGGCTTTAGCTCGGAAAGCTGCTTGCGGGCATCCTCGACCGCCTCTTTCAGAGCGTCGCGCTTTTCTTCCAGTCGCTTCTCCATGCGCGGCGCTGCCGTGGTCATTCGCTTGGGCAGCTTCACCTTCGCCTTAGCCATGCGCTTTTGAAATGCACTCCGGCCCTGATCCATGGCTCGTATGATTTCGCCGATTGCCTTGGCATGGTCGTCCTGGTTGGCCATAGGTATAACCTTGCGGTTTAGCATGACTTGGTAGATATCACCCGGTCGCTTAATGCGCAGCTTGACCACTTGGCTGTCGCTAAACGTGATACTGATTTCCCGGTAACTGACGCCGCTTGCGCGCTTGATGCGCGGATCCACGTCAACGCTCACGACATTGGCGCCCGCACGCTTGAAATACTTTTCGAGCACCTTTACCGACTTGTCTTTTTGCGTCAGATCATCAAACGAAAATAGTAGTTTTGCCATTTGGCGGACTCCTTAGTTGAGGTTGATCATGCTGGCTAGCTGTGTGATATCGCCTGGCGTTAAGGTGACCGTTGAGCTGCCCACTTGCAGCGTGATGCTGTCTTTGGCACTGACGTGTACCAGCCCGCCCGACTGCAGGCGCATCTCGGCATCTGTCAGCAACTGCATGTTGGCGTGGTGCCAGCGTCGCCAGCCGGTGTCGTTGCCAACGGTAGGGTTTCGCCAGCCGGTGATAAGCGGATAGCGCGGATCGCCCTGAATGAACTCTACCCACACCTTGTCGCCCCCTAATATCTCAATCTCGGTCATGGTCTCATGCCGGGATTTGTCGCCAATGGGGTACTCAATCTCGGCAACAAGGCCGCTCTCAGCCCCGTCAGTGATGCCGGGTATGTTGACCGTGCACGTTCGTGACGCACCATCGTAGCTCTCAATCACCGCTGGCCACTTGCCCGACAGCAGCCCGCTGCCATTAGCGCTCATCGCTCCCACCTCCCCAGCCAAACGCGCGTGAACTGCTCATTTTCGCCACCATCGGCACTGGGTGCGAACAGGCTGGCGACCGTCATGGCGACCAGGGGCTCTCCCCCGATAACGCCGATCAGGTCACCCGCCGCAATCTCTTGGGTGTATTTCAGTCGTGTGGTTTTAGTCAGCACCAGGCAGCCGGTCATGTTGCGCAGTGAAATAGCATTAGCGCCTGGCTGATAGCGCGCGGTACGCGCCTTGCCGCGATTGCCGTAAACAAATTCGCCATCGGCATCGACGCTATAAAACGTGGGTATATCGTGACGCTCTAAAAAACCTGATTGCACGTCATCAGAGGCGGAATCAACGATCTCCTCGATCGGCTCTTGATCAAACAACGATCCCAGCGCAATAAACGCCAGCCTCCCATCCCGCCACCGCACTACGCCGCCCGCCTCCTGAAGCGCGCGCGCAATATGATAGGTGTGCGCTTCGCCAGCCAAGCACGTAAACCGCGGTACAGCGAAGTCGCCCTCAATGCCGCGCAAGGTGGCCCCGCACGCGCGGTAAATGTCAGAAAGCGTCGCGTTATGCTTGATAACGGCGCGCTCTTTGATAAAAGCAACTGGCGTCACCGGCTTTAGCGTGGCAACCAAGCGAACGTAGCCCGCCATGCTCTCGCCTTGCATGCGCGCCTGCTGGATATGCTCACTCTTAATAATCTCCAGCTCATCACCGCCGTAGGTAGTGATAGAGCGCCCCTCGGCAAACTCAGCCACGGTGTCGGTATCGACACGGATGTCGGCTTCTAGCGTCAGTGGTATGGGTACCAAGTCAGAACGAAGCACCGCGCGGCGAATAAAGTCACCCCTTATCCGCTGGTCGCCATTTTCACCGAAGTAGAGTTCCACGGGTCACACCGTCACGATAGGAAGGAAAAACACGCGGCGCGGTAGATCGGCCTCCATTTGCATGATTTCACCGCCAACCTCGGAGCTTGAGCGCCCAAACACGTCAGCACCCATGCCGCGCGTAGCCTCCATTTGCAGCGCCGTTTCACGCTCCACGTAGAGTATGAACAGCGGGCGAATTTCGGCCCACTCCGACAAAGTAATTTCAAGGCTGCCGTCAATATCAGCACCCTCAACCAGGTGGGTTAGCTCTGCAAAGCCTGCGTAGAACGATACCGCCGCCACGGCCTGAGCCGTGACGGAATCAATGGGTAGAATGTTGGCAGCGCCGCGCTCATTATCGGCGAAGCGCTGAACCAAGGCGGTCAGCGTGGCCATTAGCGATAATCCGAGCTATTGCCTTCCACGATTTCACCGAAGTAATGGAAGAACATGGTACCGGCAAACGTCAGCACCTGGCTGCGGTTCTCCCAGTCACGATCGGGGTCATCAATCTGCAGGAATGCGTCGGTAATGCGCTTGTAGCGCAGGTAGCGTTCAGGCGTGCCCTCGTAAATCTTGGCGTTGAACGTGCCGCCGTTGGCGATGATATCCACCAGCATTTGATCAATACTGCCAGCGGTCACCTCCATGAAGGTCACGGCCCCTTGGTGGTTCACGCGAACCTGTTGAGGTTCCCAGGCAGAGGCGCCCATCGGTGTAGGAACCTCAATTTCGCCTTGGGTCGCCACATTGGGCCACGGACATTGGCGGGCTAGCAGGTAGTTTTGCTCAAAGCCTTCAATCTCAAACGTGAAGTCAGAGTTAACGGCCTTTAGGCCCATGGCCTTGGTCTGGTCGTAGAACCCCTTTAGATAGGCGGCATTGGATACGGTCATAGCGAAGCTCTCACTTGGTGGAAATGAGCCATGGCGTACCACGGCCTGAGTGCAAATCGTATCGCCTCACATCACGCAGGAAGCGTCATTTTTCCCTGCCGAAAGGCGGCATAAGGCTGCCAAAGGCTGCTAATGGGTAGTTTTGATAATGTCTTCCAGGCGCTCAACATGCTTTATTAGCGTCGCATCGCGCACCGCAAGCCCTTCATAAGCCTCGTCGGACAAACACTGCATCTCGTCGCTAGGCATTAGGGGTAGATTCGGCCTGTCGGGAAGGGGTAGCGGATCCTGCAAGAAAACGGTCTCAGTCTTCGTCGCGCACCCAGCCAGACTCAAAATGATCACGCTGGCCACTGCGAGCTTCATTGCGGACGCTTTCAACATGCCTATCCCCTTCTGCTTTGGCGTTTGCGCTGGCGTTATCCGCCGCTTGGCGCTGCTCAATTCGTTCTTCAGACGTATCAGCACGGCGCTTTTGCTTCTCCGCGCGCTCTGTAGCCGCTTCACTCTTGCGCTGGGCGCCTTTCAGCAGCACCCCCAGCACCAAGGCAACAAAGCCCATAACGGCTGCCAGTAATTGCCAAATCTTGCTCATGGTCGCCTTCCTCCGCGATTATCCAGCATGGCTAGCCCGCTATCGGCCATATAACCGAAACCAAACGCGGCCATTGCCGTTACGTCACCCGAATCAAACAAGTAGCCCATCGCGGCTGCGCTGCCCGCGACCCCAAGCGCTGTGCGATAAGGGCGCGACAAGACAAAGCCGACCAGGCCTATTTGCTCACCCGACGCCCTTAGCTCAACCACCTTTTTCAGCAGATGGACCAAGTGACCAAGCGCGGCCATCATGACCCCCATTACCACCAGTGCAGGCGTCATGCTGCCTCCTTGAGCGTTTCGCTATGGGCATCGAAAGCATCCGACATACGACCGTGGTAGTTATGCTTTGCATAAGCAGGGCCGTTATAGATGCGCGCGAAGGTTGCCCAGTCCAGGCTTTTCAGCGCGCGGTGCAGGCGTGGATCTGCCTCGATGAACGCGGCGAACATTTCAAGCTGCGCGCCTTCGCTATCGTTGGCAGCCGCCTCCATCGCTTGGGGAGACTCAAAGCCTAGCGTTGCGTAATGGTGACCCATGATCTGAAATAGGCCCCACGATGCCGCACTGATAGCGCTTGCCTCATCAACTTGTCGGGCCAAATGGAGACGATCGTACTCAGCTTCGCCGCCTCTGTAGCCACCCGGCGTGCTGTTAATGATGTCGGGCAAATACTTGCTTAAAAGGTCGGCATCGCGCCCAATGCCTTCTAGGTTGCGGCGCATGACGTGGCGCTCGAATAGAATCACCGCACGCCCATCGCTTAAGAAGCCGCTACCATTGGACTCAACTTCATTGGCAGCCATTACGGCAGCCACCTCGACATTCAGGCGATCGGCAATGCGCTCAATGTCGCGCTGGCTAAGCCGTTTAATCTTGACCTTGCCAGTACCTGACAGTGCTTCCAGCGTTTTAGGCCCTGCTATGCCATCAGCCACCAGGTCGTTACGCTTTTGAAAGGCCTGCACGGCACGCTTAGTTGCTGGGCCAAAATCACCATCAACGTCATCGCCAGTAAAGCCCAGGCTGCGCTGTAGCTTGAGCACTGCCTTGCCCTCGTCACCTCGCCGTAAGATCATGATGCACCCTCATTAGTGTGGCCACGTTCCCGCGCGCACGAAGCGTCAAGACGCAAAACATCAGCGCTAAAGCGCTTTGAAAAATACTGATATCCGGCTTGAAAAATACGATCTCTAACCCGGCGCACAAGAAGGTGCCTACAAGGGCGCTGGCCAACAGCGACACATGCCGCTTGTAGCGCAAGCTGCCACGCCGAAAGAGGACTAACCGCAGCGCAGCGATAAAGTAGCTAAACGCCGCGACCGTGGGTGCGATAGTTTGAATGAACGCTGCCTCAGCCATTGCCATTGTCATCCTCACCTGCCTTTCCTTTTCGGCGATCTAGCCACGTCGAAACATCCAGCTTATCGACGTACTTAATGAGTTTTAGCGACAGCGGCACTATCACAATGGCCCCCACAAACCCGCCAGTGCCGTCATGCGTTACTGGCGTTTGGGCAATAATCTCAGGGGCCATCAAGTAGCCACACAGCGCCGAAAACAATAACGCGCCGATGCGCTGCCACGCCCTTAGGTCATTCTTGCTATAGGCCACCAGTCCCGCCCCCAATGCAGCCCCCATAAGGGAGCTGGCATTGATCCATGGCAGCAAGGCTGCAAGGCCTATCCCGGTCGCCGTCATCGTTGCCGCCGCTGCGCTAGTCGCTGGTTCTGCCACATTGCCTCCTATTGCGCATGGCTGGACACCTCATGACGTCTTTCAGCGACGCCCCAGTGATGCCACCGTTTTTACTATTGCGCCGCAGGCGCGTATGACCCCGTTAAGGCGATCGTTTACCGCTGCCTGCAGCTTTAGCTCTTGTTCCTTCCCTTTGCGCCACTCTGCGTGGGCCTTGCCCTCAAAGAAGGCTTCAACCTCGCTGTGCGTCATCTGTAGCGCTTCGGGAAGCGATGTAGACGAATATAGGGTGAGGCTATGCGCTAGATACCGCTGATTTTCCACCCAGGTACTTCGCGAGGTCGGTGATGCAGGCGCTAACTGGAAATCGCGCAGGCGGCTTTTCAGCCGCGCTGCCCTCTCTTGGCAGGGC